TTACTGCTGCGCGGGCTCATTCGCTTCGCTTGCCGCCGCTGTACCAATTTCGTACCGATTCGGTGTTTTTAGCTTGTCCAGTTCGGCCCAGTCCGCGCTTGAGCTGATCCACTTGGCGTAATGCTTCAGCAATGTCTGGATGCTGTTGCCAAGCTGCTGCGCGATGAAGGCCGGCGCCATCCCTGCAGACAGGCAAGCCGTCGCGTAGGTGTGCCGGGTATCGTACTGCCGACGAGGACGAATGCCCAGCCGCTTCATGCTCTGCTTGAGGTGGTAGGCCGTGCTGACCACATTGGTGATATGGCCTCCCTTGCCGCTGGTAGGCGCGAAGACGAACTCGCCGCCCTGGGTCAGCTGCTTCATTTCCTCCAGCGCCTCAACTGCCTGATCGACCAGCAGCACCTTGCGCACGCGCTTGGTCTTGGTGTTCTCGCGGACCTCGCCTTTCTCCAGGGTAGCTCGGACCCGAATCGAGCGCCCCGGTAGATCCACATCAGCCCAGCGGAGCGACAGCTGCTCGCCGGTACGCAGGCCGGTGTAGAACGCGAGCTTGAAGAACGAGGCATAGGTCAGGCGCGAACCCGTCTGGTGCGCGTACAGGTCGGCTAGGATCGCGTCACGCTCTGCCGGTGTGAATGGGTCAATGTCCCGCTCCGGTGCGCGGGCACGCTCCACCGACCGCATCGGGTTCTCGGTGATGATCCCGTCCATCACCGCCGCGGCGAAGATTGCCCGGGCAGCCTGCGCTGCTGCGTTGCGGTCTGTGATCGAGCACCAGTCCAGCTTGGTCATCAGCAGGCGCACATCGGACGGTAGAATATCATCCAGCCGACGAGGGGCCCAATGCGGCATCCAGTAACGGTTGAGCACGCGCAGATAGTTGCGCCGGGTGTGGTATCCGATCTGCTTGCTGTCCAGCCAGGTCTGAGCGAAGTTGCCGAAGGTCGGGGTGATCCGGGCGAGGGTGTAGCGGGAGTTCGGGAAGAGCTCGGCATACTTGTCATCCGTGAGCATGCCGAGCTTGATCAGCTGCGTTACCTGAGCTCGTAGACCTGCGGCTGCTGCAAATCCCTTGGGCGTCTGAGGATAGGGGAGCGTTTCGCAGCGTCGCTCTTTCTTCCATGTGAAGCGGATGCGGACGGAGCTCCCGGCGATCTCGACGCCTTGGGGGAGCCCCACTGACTTTCTGCCCATTCGTTGTACCTCTCCAAGCTGTACATGATACAGCCGTCAATCTTCTCCCATACGCCAGGCGGCAACACTCCGCGCTGACGCTTCCGCTCCAAGGCCTTCGGCGTCGTGCCGATCAGTTCGGCCAACTTCCTTTCGTAAACCTTGTCCACGGGCAGCCCGTCTACAGGCTGCGGTTGCTCTCGTGCGCTCATAGCTCACTCCTTCACTTTCACGCCGGCTGCTTCGATGGCTTTTTCGTGTTGTATGCACGCGAAGTTGTAGCCGCAATCGAATGTGTCTCGGCAGCGATTGCCCCACTGTTCGCGGCAGTCTTCTATGCCGTCATCGGGAAGCTGCACAACCAGCTCCTCCCGCGACGCCACCCACACATTCCGCATCTGGTCTTTCACGTCCTCGAATAGCTTGTTGAACGGCTGACGAGTCCACCACGCCTCGAACTCGGCGCGCGCCTTGTCTGTGTGCTGCATGTCTATCTCCTGCTGCGTGTGGGGTTAGGCGGCTGTTCCGGTACCGAACAGGTCTGCTTGCTTTGATGCTTCGGCAATCTGCGAAAGTGCCGACTCGATTCGCTCGTTAATCACTGCCAGATACTTCGTTTCTTGCTCGATGCAGATCGACTGACGGCCAGAAAGCGCGCACGCAACTGCCGTGGTACCGCTTCCGGCGCAGCTATCGAGAACGACTTGATCCGGTGTGGTGTATGTCTCGATCAGGTACCGCATCAGCGCGACGGGCTTCTGAGTCGGATGGAAACTTCCGGACTGCTTGTCGCTCGAGAAGAACTGAACGCTTCGCGGGTACCGCTCGGTCGAGTCGTACTGAGTAAGGCTGAGCGCTTTTCCGTAGCACTCCGAGTTGACCGTCTTGCGGCTTGTGGTTTTACGCTCGTGGCCGGCGGTCATCTGCGGGTTGTAGATTGGCTGCTTGCGGTAGAACACCAGCGCCGACTCATGCGCGCGAAGGGGTTGCTTTTTGGCATTCAGGAAACCGGTGGCGTTTCCCTTCTCCCAGATCCACTCATAGCGGAACAGGTCTGGCCGGCTCATCACGAGCATGGACGTGAAAGGCTGAGCCGCTGTCAGGACGATGGCGGCTTCTGGCTTGGCAACTCTCAGGTTGGCGGCTTCTGGCTTGGCAACTCTCAGGTACTGCTCCCACAGCGCAGCCATAGGAATGACCTCATCCCATGCGCACTCTGTTGTTCCATACGGCAGGTCAGTCAGGATCATGTCGACTGAGGCGTCCGGCAGATCCTTCATGACGTGAAGGCAATCGCCGCCGAGCACCCTGTGTCTTTCCTCAGTCATGCAACCCTCCAGTCACTCCCTTGCGCTTCGGATAGATCACCCCGTACCCATTGCAGTCTGGGCACTGGGTGACCCCGCTGTTCCACTCGCCGCCAAGGCGCTGATCAATTTCCCCCTCCCCTTGGCAGGTTTCACATTCAAACTCTTCTGGCTCAGCCAGTGTCTGGTTGCCTGACATGGCAATACTTCTCCTCCCCGCCGACTCTCGCCGGCAGGCTGTGATGTGGTGTGTGGGTTAGGGTTTAGGCGTCCGCTTCAGTGCCGCATCCATGCGGGCATTCATGGCTTCTGACCGAGCTAACAGTAGGTCGAGCCGATCGTTCTGGCGTTGCACCTGAGCAATCATGGCGTCGGTGTCATCCATGCTCTTTTTGATTAGCTCACGAAACCACTCCAGATCAGTCTGGCGTTTCATTCACGCCTCCTTCGCAGCCATGGTGGCGCCATCCGCAAGGGCGTGCAGCTCCCAGTGGCGAGGCTCATCGCTAGAGAAGAACCCAGCGAACTCCCTAGCGACAGCCCGCAGCGCCTCGACCTCGGCGCGGAGCTGGTCCCGCTCGGCGGTCACGGATGACAGGGAGGCGATCAGTTCCAGCACCTTTGACGGGCTGGCTGATTGGGCAAATGCCGTTTCGCAATCCGTCATACCGAGACGAGGCTCCCAAGGCCCATCTTCCTCGGCGACCTCTGCTGCCAGCTTCAAGCCATTCCAGCGTTTCACCCCTTCCGCCTCTGCGGGCTGGGCTGCGAGTACCGATTCAGCCCAGCGCAGCACGCCTACCGCGCCGCCGCCATTCGCCAGCGTGTTCCGCACGGCCTCGATCTCTTCCCGATCAACCAATACCTTGCTCATGGCTTGCTGCTCCCTTGGATGGCCAGGGCGGAAGCCTCGCGAACCAGTTCGGCGACATCCACCTTAAAGCTGTGCAGCGTTCGCCCGCCGCCCCATGGTTTGTTTCCAGCGAGGCGATGCGCAATCTCGCCATCACCAATGTAAATGCTCGGACCTTCTCGCCCGCCGATAACTTCGATCCAGCACTTACCAGACAGCGCGCTCTGCTCAGGCTGGGGGGTGGTGCGTTCTACATGCGCAATCAGCTTCTCGATGACCTCTCGCGCCAGGCCGCCAATACCGTGCGGAGCGAGCGCCCCGCGCTCATCCAGCGCGAGCAGGGCCTTAGCGTTTTGGACAAGGGATTCTTCGGATGGCTGCGGGGCGGTCTGCGCGATGGGGGCGGCTAGCAGACTGTCGATGAAGCTCTGTTTGTATCCTGCGAACTCGCAAAGCCACTCGCCGGTTTCGCTTCGCAGGACGCTGCCGTCAAACTGGTAAGCCACCGGCTGCTGCTCGGTCTGCGCGGGGCGGGCGAGTGATGCGACGATGCGTTCGTGCTGGGCTACGGTCATCAGCGGCAAGAAAACATCATCAGAGCCATTCACCGTTTCGCACTGAATCGCTTCGAGCGCTGGCGTGCAGACTTCAATGTCTATTTCCCCAAGCTCCGGCCCAGAGCCGCCATGGAAAAGCCCGCCGAGAATTGCGGTTGCGACCACCTCCGGCGCCTCCCGCTCATCCTGCGCCGGGGCTGGCTCGGAAGGGCTGGGGAAGTCATAGCCATGCGACCTGCATATAGCCTCCATGTTGCGGAGCGAGTCCATCAGTTCGTGCTTTGATGGGTCTATACCTACGTCGTGGCCAATGGCCTCCCACACCTCAAGCAAAGCAATCGGCTCAGTTCGGAAACCCTTGTACCAAAGCTTGACGGCATCTTCTTTCGAGAACGGATAACCAAGGCCTAGCGCCTCAAGCTCGCTCTCATTCGGCTCGGCCTGCTGGGATAGGGCGGCGCGCAGCTCTTCCATCAGCTCTACCGCGCGACCTTCTGAATTGAACGAGTCGCACTCGTCAAACTCGCGGACCACTCGCGCAATCTCGCCGCGCAGCCGCTCCACCTCAGCCTTCACCACCCCCAGCTCTGTGCCGATCCTGCCGGCTGCTTTCAGTGTGTAGTTCATTGCTCAATCTCCTTGATTGTGGCCAGCGGCAGCCCGCTCATTGCCAGCGGCTCGTCGTAGCAGACGCCCATCATCTCGGGCCATTTGCGCGGCTCGCCGGGCTGGACGGCCCCGTCAGCGTAGGCGCGGTCCCAGGCCAGCCGATGCCGGATGACCTGGTACAAGTCCCAGGCGACGCCATCCTCGCGGCGCTTGGTAGCCTCCGGCATCAGCGAGTTAGCCAGTCGCTGAATCTCGTGGCGCGTGTCATGCACGCGATCCCAATCGCCGTTGTCGTAGTAGCCCGGCAGCCGCTCAATGGCGTGGTCGATCTGGCCGATCTTGATCCGCGCCAGTAGCTCGCACGCCTCTTGCAGCTCAGCGGCCTGGCGCTCGTTTACGGTGATGGTGTAGGTGCGCATGGCGCCTCCTTTGGCGGCTCCGGTGGGCGGCAGCGGTAGCAATCGCAGATGCCGATCCGCTTGCCGTCTGTGCGGCAGAATGTTGGTGCGTTCATTTGTGCGTGCCAGTCAGGATCACGACGGCAGTGCTCGTGCCGGCGAACTCGTTGTCGTAGATGCGGGAATACTCGTGCGCGAAGCCTGGCAGCAGGTCCTTACCCTTGGCGCTGGCCGGGAGGATCGCCACGAGGCGCCCATCTGGCCTGAGCAGCGCGGCGGCTGCCTCTAGGTGCGCCTGCCAGCGTCCTTCGCTGAATGGCGGGTTCATCACGATGCGATCCGCTTTTGGCTGTCCTGGTGCCCACTTCAGGAAGTCGGCCTCGATGACGCTGTGCCCCTTGGCGCGCAGGATCTCGCAATGCAGTGGGCTGATCTCGACGCACGTCGTTTGCAGCTGTGGCAGATGGTCGGCAATGCCACCCTGGCCGGCGCTCGGTTCAAGCACGCCGTGGTGCGGTTCGATCTGCGCCAGCTCAACCGCCTCCAGTGCGATGTTCTCCGGCGTTGGGTAGAACTGGTGCGACTTCTGATCAGGGATGCAGCCAGAGCAGACAACGCGATCCAGCACCTCGGTCGGGTTGTAATCGAACTGCCAGTAGTGCTGCTCTTTCACACCGCCCAGGGCCTGCAAAACCTTCTCCGCCTCGGCCATTGCCGCCTTGTCGTGCTGGCCGTAGTCGAAGCGCAGGGCGTTCGGCACGTCCTTGTATCGCTCCGGCCAGCCGTCTAGCTTCTCGCTGACTTGGCGCATGCCGGCCAGCAGGTTGATCACCGCGAACGGCAGCGGTCTGTCGAACAGCTCGAAGTCCTTCACCTTCTTCGCGCGCTTCGGCTTGGTGCGAAACTCGGCCGGGATGGCCGCCGGGTACAGGCTGGCCAGGATGGCGTTCAGGCGCCAGGCCATGTCGGGGTGAACCTCAAGGTGAGCCGTGGCCACGCCGCCATAGACGCGGATGCGCAGCGCGCCGCCGTCCACTGACATCCACTGCCCGTTCTGGCGGCGTGCCGCCTTGATCACCGGGTCGGTCGCGCCGTGCTTCGGCTCGTCGCGGCCCATGAACTTGGCGATCACGCAGCGCAGGTCGTTGATGTGGCCTGCCGTGCCGTAGCTGAACACGTTGGCGATGATCATGCGCTTGCCGAAGGCATGAGGCGCATTGGTCACGTGCTGGCGGCTCAGCGCGCGGAAGATGCCATCGACGCGCTCGGCCAGGAACTGCGCCCGGCTGTGCAGCAGGCCGGCCAGGGTCGAGCGGACGGTGGCTTCCTCGAACTCTGGCAGCGCCGGCAGTTCATTCTCGCCACTGTACTTGCTCGCCTTGCGCCCCTCCGGGTTGCGGATCTGCTCGTGCCACTCGTCGCGGCGCGCCTGGGGCATGTAGTCCATGACGTCGGTCATGCGCAGCGCGCGGCTCCAGAAGTCGGCATTGAGCTGGGCAATGGCGCCCTCGACGCGGAACAGCGCCTCAACCGTGGTCGGCATACTGTGTCGCTGCTCCCGAACGTTTCCCTCGACGAAGTAGTGCAGGGCTGATGCGTTCTGGCCGAAGCGCACGGCCTCAGCCAGCGCCTCGATGTTGCTGCGCGCCGCGTTGTATTGGCCGATCAGCCCGTCCACCAGATCGGCAGACATTGGCGCGAAGAACTCCGAAACGTCCTCGACTAGCTCGCCGTCCAGATGTTTTGCGACTGCTGTCATTTCTTCCGCCCTCCGTGCGTCGTAGCCGTCCAGCCAGCGCTGGCCACTTGGTTGCCGTGGTCAGCTATGAGGTTGTCGATCAGGGCGCCCATGTAGGCGACGAGGCCGGTGACTGTTTCGCCGCGGGCCGTCGCGCTGTGCGTGTACTTCTCGCCGGTGGGCAGGACAAACCACGCCTTTGCCTTCCAGTCGGACGGCTTGCGTGGCTCCGTGCCGCGCACTACTGGCCGCGACACTCGGTTGTCGATGGAATAGAGGGTCACGATGCAGCTCATGGCTGGCACACCTCAAGCAGTGCCGCCTCGCTCAGGTCACCAAGCGGCGCGACGATGTATTGGGCAAGCGCGTAGACGCCCCACGGCTTGCCAGTGATTTCCGCCCGGTACGCCGCGTGGCGGATGGCGTCGAGCACGTCGGGGAACCTCATGCCATCTGCTCCAGGGCGCGCCGGGCGAATACGGCCAGTTCACGCTTCGGGTTGCGTCGGCGCTTCAGCACCGTCGTCGGGTCGTGCCACTGCTTGCGCGTGACCGGCTTCACTTCCTTGAAGCCCTCGACCTGCTGGATTGGCACGCCTGATTCGGCGACGAGCTGTGAAAGCCAGGCAGCGTCTTTCGCCCGGCCCGCTGGGGTTAGGTTGCAGATAATCATGGGGATGTACCGGGGAGGAGGGCGCCGAGGGGCGCCCGGGTGGGTCAGTAATTACCAGGGGATGTCGTCGTCGAATCGGTCGCCACCAGGTTCCGACTGCTGGCTCTGAGCCTGGCGCGGCGGCTGCTGCCGTGCGGCCTGGTCTTGCGGTTGCCCATCGCGCTTCCCGCCCAGCAGCTGCATCGTCCCGCCCATATCCACGACGACCTCAGTCGTGTAGCGCTTGACGCCATCCTTCTCCCATTCGCGGGTCTGCAGACGGCCTTCGATGTAGCACTGCGAGCCTTTGCGCAGATACTCGCCAGCAATCTCGGCGACCTTGCCGAACAGCACAACGCGGTGCCACTCGGTACGCTCTTGCAGCTGGCCGGTCTGCTTATCCTTCCAGCTATCGGTGGTTGCCAGCGTGATATTGGTCACCGCGTTGCCATTGGGCATGTAGCGGGTTTCTGGATCGCCGCCGACATTGCCAATCAATATGACTTTGTTCACGCCTCTCATGCCGCCTTACTCCTCATGCGCTCTCGCATTTCGTGTTCAAGCTCTGCCAGCTCTTCGAGGAAGAGCTTGATCTCTGTTTCCATCTGCCGAATGCGGGCCTCGTCGCGCTCAAGGCGGAAGCAGGCGTACTGCAGTTCATCCGGCAGGCGATCGTCGAAGGTCACGAAGTCGACCCACTCCAGTTCGGCGCAAGCCATCTGCGCGAACATCTGCCATTCGTACTGCGGGTCATGCTTGCCAGATTGGAGGGTGGCGACGTGGGTAGCCGTGTTAGGGCACTTAATCTCGATCCCGCCGCGCGCCGACAGGATCAGCCCGTCAGGCGATGCCCCGAAGCCTTCGATATGCGGGTGCAGGATCAGGCCGGCCTCTGTCACCTCGGCGTCCGCGTAGAGTTCGTATGCCATCCTGGCAATCGGCTCCAGTTCGTTGCCGCGCTGCATCGCTGCGCTGGTGAACCCTTCTTCGCGCTTGCCGGTCAGCCGCTCGCACAAGAGCTGCATCATGTAATTCTGGCGGGTAGCAGAAGGGGCGCCTCCGCGCCCCTTTGCCATCACATCCTTGACCCTGCTCGCCGTAACGTGTCCAAGCCTGGCTGCGAACCAATCATCAGTTTGCTGCTGCATGGTCAGTCTCCTGCGCCTCTCCTTCGATCGGCTCTGGTTGTGTGCTCAGCGCGGCCTTGCGAGCCTCGACTGCGGTCTTGAATGAAGAAAACGACGACACGTCTTTAGCGGCCTGCATCTCTGCTTTGCCAGCCAGCCAGACGCTTTGCAGCGACTCCAGCGACTCAGCGTTGACGACCTGCGCTATCCACTTTTCGGCTAGTTCGCCGCCGCGTGGCTGCTCGTTCATTGATGCCAGTCCTTCGCCCGAGTCGGTGTTCAGGTGGTGGATGGCTTTGTCGAGCCGATCCGTCTTTGGCCAATACTTGTAGGCGCGTTTGACGACGGTCTTCTTCGCCATCTCGCCGTAGTCCGTTTTCCAGGGAGAGGACTTGCCCGACTTCACCGACTGCGAGCGATTCATGATCGAGTCGATATCGTCTCGGCTCATGCAGGTGGTGAGGTAATCGCCGTCTGCTGTCTTCACGACAACGTAAACGCCGACGATCTGGCCGCGATCCTTCGAGAATGGGTTGTACTGGTGAGCCGGTGGCTTATCGAAGCCGTTCAGCGCGAAGGAGTCATTGGCGTAAACAAGTTCGGCCTGAGCCCAGCGAATCGACCCGGTAGCCATAGCCAGGTCCATCAAGCCCATGTAGCTGATATCGAGGCAGATCTTGCCGTCACGCGGCACTAGGTATGCCTGGCGCTTGGCTGGGTTGAGGCTGATGCCAATGGCCGCGATGTTGGTCACGGCGTTAACGACGGACTGGCGATTGTTCAGGGCAATCTTCGTGGCTAAGTCATTGCCCTGGATGGTCTGGATTGCGAACTCGGCTTCACGCTCGAAGCTCAGCGTTTTGTCAGTGAGGACGGAGGCGAACGAATCGCGCGCCCCGTAAATGTCCTGTGCGATTGCTACGGCATTGCTCATCGGATCTACCTCAGTAAGTGATCTGGATGTTGGGAATCTGGCGCTTGGCGATCAGCGTCACGGCCTGTTTGGCGCACGCTTCAGGCATACCGCCAGCAATGAATGCTTCCAGTGCGGCACGGTTGATTGATGCCTTGTGCGCCTTGTCTGCCTCGCGGGCCCTGGCCTCACGCTCAATGCGGGCCTGCTCGTCTGCTTGGCGCTGGCGTTCGGCTGCTGCTGCGCGGTCGGCGCGTTCGGCGGCGTCACGCTCCGCCTGCTCGGCACGCTGCTGAGCTTCCAGCTTCTCGCGTTCTGCCTGTTCGGCCTGCAGCTTCAGTTCCAGCTCGCGGCGTTCTGCTGCGGCCTTGGCGTCTGCTTCGCGCTTGGCTGCTGCGTCACGTTCTGCCTGGGCCCGCTGCTCAGCCTCAAGGCGGGCCTGCTCAGCGGCTTCACGGGCAATGCGCTCCTCGCGCTCCTTCTGCTCGCGCTGGGCGGCTTCGGCGCGGAGGCGCTCAAGTTCGGCTTGCTCGGCTTCGTACTGCTGACGCTTGGTCAGGGCCAGCTGTAAGGCTGTGAGCGATGCTGCCTTGACCCGGTGCGCCTCGGCCTCGAATTCTTCCAAGGCCGGCCCTACCTCGACAGCCTCAACTTGAGCGATGCGAAGCTGGATGTCCTCGCTGGAATCGTCGCTGAAGACTGTCCCGCTATCGCGCAGCCATTCGATGCTGTCGGAGTGGCGGGTTACGCGCGCCGCCTCTGCCGCCTCCCACTCATTCAGCGGCGCCCGAACCTCGTCCTTCCAAGCGTCCAGCGTGTCGCGCATCCGCTTGCGCTCGGCGTCAATCTTCTTCGGAATCTCCTTCAGCTCGGCAACCAGCTCCTTCCCGACGTTGTCGAGCGCCGTCTTGGATCGGGCAACCTTGTGTGCAATGGAGGCGATGGCGTCGCGGCCTTTTTTGGTAGACACGTCCGGCACGAATGCGTCGATCTCGGCGCGAATCTGCTGCAGGTACGGGTCAAGCCCGTTCGCAGCCTGGAAGACCTGAAGGGCGGTTTCTTTTGGCGGCACAATGGCCAATTCCGTAGACATGAGTTCTCCTTGGCCGCGTCTCGCGCAGCCTGTCAGTAGGTTTGGTTATCCGAAAATGAAATACAACGCCGCCTCGCCAGCCAGGCCGATCAGCAGCACGCCAGCCAGCACGCCGAACCCGGTAAGGGTCCACCAAGCAGCTGCGAATGAGTGGCCTGTGGGGGTGTCGTCGTAGGGGATGGATTGGGTGCGGTTCATGGGGTCACCTTATCTGCGAAGACGAGGCGTCCCGACATGATTGCTTCCTTGATGGTGTTGTATTCCCAGCAGTAGGACTGGGCGTCAACATAAACGCGCAGACCCTTCGGGTAGTCGTGCCGCTTGCGCCGAATGAATGCCTCTGCCGCGTCCTTGGTGAAGTGCGAATTGACGTACTCCCAACGCTCCACATATCCGACGACGTGATGGTCTTCTAGGTCGTTCAGGGTGTCCCATTGGTCGCTCGCATCTAGCTCTAGGAAATCGCAATCACCAGCGTCCTGAGCTAGGAGATCTAAGCGAGTACGCTGATGCTCATCGCAATCGTCCCAATATTCCTGCGGGCTGAACCACTCACAGTCATCGCAGTAAACGACGCGATCTTCCGTATAGTCCTCGTCAATGCCATACACAAGCTGGCGAGCCTCCACGATGAAGATGGCGTCTGCTGTGCAATGATCGTGGACGCCTACACCGATGCAGTCATGGCGTAGCCGTGAAACGAATTCGGCCCAGGTATTTGCGTTTAGCTCGCTACCTGACGCGATGCTTTGTTCGTTGCTCATAGCGGCGCCCCGTTGGTGATTCGATCTGCAAGGCCGTGAGCGAGAGCCCAGCCTGTGAGTAGTGCAAGGGTCACTGCGAAGCCCCGCCACCATGCGTAGCGCAGGGATCGTTGTCTTTGGCTAGCCATCACAGATGCCTCCCTTCGCCGCCACACCGGTGACAGCTAGACGTGCTTCCGTGGTACGGGCCCTGAAAGTGAATGTTCCCGGTTCCCTTGCACTCTCCGCATGTGACCTTGCTTCGCTCCTTGGCAAGCTCAGCGCGCAGCTTTTCGGCCTCGCTGATTCCAGGATCTGCTGGCTGGTAGAAGGCCATCCCGATACTTTCGGTCCAGCAGGCAACATCGTTCGCAATCGCCTTGATTTGCTCAGGCGTTGCTGTCACGCCGTGCTCTTCGAAGGCTTCAGCCAGGCCTTCTGCGTAGTAGTCGGCTTTTGAGTAGCCCATCACACACCCCCCAATAGCGCCACGTAGGCGAGAGCCGCTAAGAAAGGAGCCACTCCGCCATACAGCAGGAAGGCGCCGGCTATGTTCTTCAGGGTCATGGCTGGGATCCTTCAACTGGTGTCATCCAGTCAGCGTTATGCTCAAGCAGAGTCAGCTCCCATCCAGGCGCTATCTCGCACATGCCGTATTCGCCGAACTGCCCGGAGTAGTAACTGGCCTCGTACAGGTACAGCCCTTCGCCGTGGCTGAACTCTTCTTCATCCCTGAGCTGCTTCTCGATTTCTTCGAGAGGGCCAAGCGCTATTCGACCGTTGATCGCGCATATGAATGGATCTTCTCCACCTTCAAGGCGAAGAACCTCAAGGATCACCGGCCCCTTGTTGAAAACGTCCTTGGTCATGGCTGCTCTCCTTGCAGGGCGGCGAAAGGGCGTCCTCGCTCGTCATATTCGGGGCGCTCTGGTGGGTATGCGTCGGCAGTCATCGCCTGCTCCAGTGCGGCGCGAAGGTTCTCGCTGTAGTTCTCACCAACCACGCGCTCGCACGGCTCAGCCATGAAGTGCCCGACGATCTCGATGCTGATACTGCTGTCGCCTGCATCACCGTTCGGGCTGCTGAGGAATCGCACGTCCCAGCACTCGCCCTCGATGGCATCCAGAAGCTCGCTGTCGCGCTTCCATTTGGCGGAACTGGCTATCAGCGCATCCCGCTCAGCGAGAAGTGCGCGATTCCGAGCGACCTGATCGTCCAGAAGGGCCTGCAGCTGCATGCGCTGGTCGGCTTCCTTTGCCAGTCGCGCCTTGAGCTTGTCGATGTAGCGATTCGTGCTCATGCCGCCGCCCTCACGGTGAATTTCGTCTTGAGCGTCCATGCCTTCGTGACTGCGTGATTCATCCGCAGGTAAAGGCTCGTTTCGATCTGGCCGGTGTCGCGCAAGGCTTTCAGATAGCCGTACAGCACGTTGCAGTGGTAATCGGCAGTTGCTGCGTACCTGGCGCTTCGCAGCAGCTTGAAGTGCTCGCGAATGGTGTCTTCGGTCTTCATGCCGCTCTCCTTGCCTGTTCTTCGTACTGTCGGCGCGCTGCGATCTCGATGCCTCGGGCGTTCTTGATCAGCCATTCGCCCAGCTCCTTCGCGTCATAGGGGCCATCCGGGATGACCTGCTCGACGCCGAAGAAAAGCTGGCCGTCATCAACCACCGGATCGAGTTGGAGCTCGAAGCCGTTGTGTTTGAGCCTCATGGGGATTTCCTCGATATGGCACCCACTGCAAAGCCCCCGTCCTGTATCGCAGGACCAGTGAGGTACAAGGGGAGGCTTTGCGGTGAGTGCTGGGGTAGGAGGTGTGATGCAGTGGCCGGGCATCACTCCGGCGCGCCTTAACATTGCGGTGGCTCCGCAAGAGGGCTCCCGACCTTTCGGCCCGCAAGGCGCTCCCTCTGACGACTTTCTTCCCCGGTGCGCCTGGCTCCGGCATTTCTGCTGTTTGCGTGTCTATGCCTACCACGCCGCACTGCATCGGGGAGTGATCTGCCCTGAGTCGAACAGGGAAGACATGCTGGGCTTATCGCCAGATTGATCAGGTCCGGCACCGGCCGGCGCTACATGGGTGCTACCCGTTCACGCCGGCCGCGCATCAGGCTCGCGGTCCGCGCCAGATCACTCTCCGATACACGCTCCTTACGGGAGCGACTCGGCCGTCTCAACGGGCAAGCTGTGGAGAGCCCGCCAACGGCTGCCGGTGTTTTACGCAATCAGGGCGCTACCGGCTTATCCCCGTCGCAGATATCCGGTAAACCGGGGCGCTGCGCTCGCCTGTTACTTGGCGCGGGCTTCGAGCATTGCGTCGGCGATGGCGTAAGCATCTGCTGCGAGATGGCTGAACTTCTCGAAATCTCCGCCGCCTGTTAGCAGGCCCTGCATCGCCTTCGCTGCGAAGTAGTCGCGCAGGGTCATTCCGTTCATCCATTCTTCTGGCGTGTTTCCAAGCGGGAACGCGGGGCCGCCTGTTTCAATCTCTTTCGCTTCCATCGATTTTCTCCTTCAAGTAATTCCTCCCCCACCACTCAGCAATGATCCATACGATCCAGATAGCGGTGAGGAGGAGTAAGCCGTGATAGGGGGTCATGCTTCGTCCGGATCTTCCGGCAGGTCCATCCAGTGCGTTGCTGGCTCGACCCATTCGCCGTCCATGTCGAACCAGTCGCCCTCTGTCTTGTTGAAATAGGCCACCATGATTCCGCTTGATGGGCTATAGGTCAGGACCGGCATCGACTGCTCGTTGTCGTACTCGGGGTACGGCGGCATTTCCTTCTCAACGCTTATCCATTCGCTCATCTCATCCTCCTATGTGCTGATGGGTGACCGCTGCAGCCTGTCGCCAAGCTGCGGGGGTGGGGTTAGGCCGGAAGCTTTCCGCCAGCCTGTAGAAGCTCTGCGCACTGGCGGGCAAATGGCCTCGGGTTCATGTGCACCTTCAGCGTCAGCGCTCGCTGCGCCTTCATGAAGTCAGCCAGCGCGATTTCCATCATTGCGATCGGGTCAGCTTCCATCGCTGCGGCAGCTTCCTCAGCGCCGCCGAACCACTTAGCCAGGCGGCGGGCACACGATTCAGCTGCATCGTTTACGGGCTGTTCGCTTACGCCAAAATCAGTCATGTCCGTTCTCCGGTTGATTCCCAATGCCGACTCATCGAATCGGCATCAGTGAACGTTCCGCTCTCCGTTGCGCGCTATGCCGAGTCGTCTCAGGCCCTGGTCAGCTACTGGCGTCTTCCAGGGCGGCGGTTGCGCAACTTCGCGTGGCTGCATGTGGAGCCACGGCCAGTTCCAGAGCTGGCATGGGGCGGGGAATTTGTTGATCGCGCTGTATGCCGAAGCAGACCCCGCCGCGATGTTCCCAAGTTGTGTAAAGAGCGATGGGCGACTTTCGAGGCCCTGACGCGGTGCTGCTGCGTCGATGGGTGAAATTTAGCTCCATGCTAAATGCTCGTCAACAGGTTCTGCTAAACTTTTTGATAAATATTTAGCGCAAGGATAAAAATAGGATGCGACAGGTCTTACCCTGACGCATCGAAATGAGCGCTGGTTGGCAGAAAAACGACAGGAGGTAGTGATGGCAGGGGTGACAGTGAGGGGAGGCGTAGAGGCGAAGTGGCTAGACGGCGGCCTAAAAGGAGCAGCAGGAAGCTCGGCAGAGCTCGCTAGGCTTGCCGTTCAAGTTTTGGTTGAGGATCTGGGCACGGAAGGCGCGCGCGTGTTGCTACGCGACGAACTGGCGGCCTACCTGCCCGACTATCAGGGTGCTGTTATCGATAAGAGGAGCGCCAGGAAGGAATGACCTGGCGCGATATGCTCAGAACGAGCGGCCTCGTCGATTGACGGGGCGGATTGTTGACCACCAGAACACGAAGCCGATGATTCGAATGGATGCCGCTACCTGTTCCGCCGTGTAATGCTCGTCCGGGAACTCCGAGTCGTTCTCGGATCGCAGGCGAAGCCCTCCGCCAGGAAGGCGGTATAGATACTTCACTCGCAGCATTCCGTCATGGTCGATGGCGTAAATCTCTCCGTCATGAACCGACGTTGTGCCGCGGTCAATCCCTATTGTTGCCCCGTCCAGTATCACCCTCTCCATGCTCCGCCCGGTGACCTGTGCAGCCACTGCGTTTGCTGGGTCGACTCCGCATGTGCGCAGGGTAACCCTGGAAAGCCTGATGCATCGGCCGGGGATTTCCATGACGGCCGCCGATCCGCTTCCCGCTGCGAGCTCTACCTCCTTAAACAGCGGTACTTCCACTTCTTCTTCCTCCACTGGCGTTTCACCGTCCCACGAGGAGATATCCCCAAGCAGGTCCAGCTCGCTATTACGCGATATCGGCAGTGTATGGACATTGTTTAGCAGCGTGCGATTGCTTTCGTCGTGTAGCTGATCAAGCCAGCCATGCGGTAAGAGCTCCGCGACCTCGACTCTCCGCGCCATGTCATCCCCTATGTTCCGCGTCGGCTTGTCAGACAGCATCTGACTTACATAGGAGGGCGACGTTCCCCAGAGCTCGGCGCAGACGCGCTTAGACCTTCCTTTCAGGAGAGATAGCAGATTTTGTCGGCGAATCGATGAGATATCCATCCGCATAGAATTACAGCTTGGCGCTAACGATGAAATATGCACGTTGCTAAACTCCCTGTTGCACAAACTTTAGCGGCACGCTAAATTCTC